ATGCTTGAACTGAGCGCAGAACAGGTGGCCGGACTGGCGCAGATCGACGAGCGCGGCTTCGTCGAGCGCGTTCGGCAGGATCTCGTGAAGGAGAATCCGGCGTTTGCCGACGACGGCGGTCTGTCGTCCCGGTTGTGGACCGCGTATCGCGCCGCACGCGCGCTCGGCATCGAGCGGGACGAGAACGTCGTCGCGTTCCTGAGGCTCGAGGCGTACGCGCCGGGCTTCTACGAGAAGCCCGCGACGAAGGCATGGCTCACGCGCCCCGGCCGCTCGGCCGACGCGCGTTTTCATGATTATCTGCGCGTCATCAAATGGCGTATCGAACATCCGGACGGAGGGCTGGAACATGGCGGGATTGGTATTTCCGGTAATAGAAGCGGCGGCGGTGGAGCTTGGGCCGATCTTGGCGCGCGTTGGCGTCGCCTTGTTGGGCGGCGCGACGGTGGCGGGAACGGCGAGTCTGTCGGGTGACACGCCGAAGGAGGACAGCAAGGCGACGCCGGATGTGCGGGCCCTCCCGCGCACCGGCGAAAGCTGCAAGAAATGCCCGCCCGAGAGTGGAGCAAAGATTCGCCGCAATCATGGCGTCAACTGGAATGCGTACCGATATCAGGCACGCATTACTGGCTTTGCGTTCGACACTGAGGAATGCCGCTGGAGCGACGAGTGGAATTGGCTCGGCATTGACTTCGACGGCTTCCAGCCCGGCGAATGCTTGCTACAGGAAACCAAGGGCAACTACGATCAGTTCCTCGATGGTTCTATCCCGAAGGCCGACAAATTTTTCAAAGGATTCGACTCGATGGAAGCCACTGCCATACGACAGAGCGCGGCCGTGCGGGCCAATCCGCCAGCACGACTGATGTGGTACTTCCAAACGCCACTCGCGCGACAATGACCTGCCCTGGAATTTTCGGACCAGTTGAAACTTGAGAGAATGGCTTCCAACGGAGAAAAGGAAGTCATGAAGAAGAGCCGGTTTACCGAAGAACAGATGGTCACCATCCTGCGCGAGGCGGACAAGGCGCCGGTCGCGGAAGTTGCGAAGAAGCACGGGGTCAGCGAGCAAACCATTTACAACTGGCGACAACATTTCGGCGGGCTGGAGGCTGCCGACGTGAAGCGGCTCAAGCAGCTCGAGCAAGAGAATGCGCGGCTGAAGAAGATGCTGGCCGAGCGCGATCTCGAGCTGGACGTGATGAAAGAGATCAACGCAAAAAAGTGGTGAGCGCGCCCGCCCGACGCCAGCAGGTCACCTATGCGAAAGCACGGGGCCTGTCGGAGCGACGTGCGTGCGCGCTGATGTCGGTCGCCCGATCGGCGCTGCATTACGAATCAACGCTGGCCGTGCGGGACGCGCCGGTGCTGGCAGCGATGAGCATTCTGTCGGCGCAATATCCGCGTTATGGTTACCGCCGCATCCAGATCTTTCTGGAGCGGCAAGATCACCCGATGAGCGCCGACCGGGCTTGGCGGCTGTGGCGTCTTGCCGGGTTGCAGGTGCCGCGCAAGCGACCCCGTCGACGCGTGTCGGTCCAACGCCCTCGGCCGCAGCCGGCGACGGCGGCACGACACGTTTGGGCGTACGACTTCGTATTCGACGCGTGCGCCAACGGCCAGCAGTTGAAGTGTCTGACGGTGATCGATGAGTACACGCGTGAATGCCTGGCAATCGACGTGGCCGGATCGATTCGTTCCGGACGTGTCATCGAAGTCCTGTCCCAACTGGTCAGCCTTCATGGTGCACCTCGTTACTTGCGTTCGGACAACGGCCCAGAGTTCGTATCGCGGGCCACCCTGAAGTGGGCTGCACAGAACGGCATGGACATGGCGCTTAGCGATCCCGGCAAGCCTTGGCAGAACGGCGCGGACGAGAGCTTCAACGGCAAGTTCCGAGATGAATGCTTGAGCCTTGAATGGTTTCGAACGCGCACGGAAGCGAAGGTTGTGATCGAGCAGTGGCGGCGTCACTACAATGCCATCCGACCGCATTCGAGTCTGGCCTATCTGACGCCCGACGAGTTCAAGCAGCGGTATTGTTCAACTGAAGCAACCGAGGCCGTTCTCCAAGATTGAAATGGCCCGAAGAAATCAGGCAGGTCAACAACGCATGCTTACTGTATTGAGACGGTTGGGCATTACCTCGATTCTTCAACCCTGAGATCCTCGATGAACATCACCGCCAGTTTCCGCGATGCTTCACTCGTCGCATTCGATTTTCCCGAGATCTTGACGCGGATATCGAAAATCATCGACGCGCTGAAGGCGCACGACGACTCTTTGCGATACGAGAACTGGATGCTCAAAGGAGACAACCAGGAAGACGCGACTAGGTACCACGTCTATGACGCTGCCGGCATCGCTACACCAGCGGCGCTCGCCGTACTTCGAGAGGAGTTTCGCAACAGCAAAGACTTCACCTACGTAGCAATGTGGGATGGCAATCTCGCTAGCGACAACGGCGCGTCCATATCGTGCCACGTCGGTGATAAATCCCTTCCTGACACATTGACTCTTCGCATCGAGGGCGAACGGTGGAAAGCCTACGCGGCCATTTCCGGAATCGTATCGACAATGGTCACTATATTCAGCCCGGCACTCGTCGAGGTGAGTTTCGACGAGTATGCTGTAAAACAGGTCTTCGACGACAAGCCCGGCGTCGGCTGGATGCTCTACCTGCCGAAGGTCATTACGCAACAGCAAGTTCCGGAAGCCCGAGCGCTGATTCCCGTACCCGCCAAAGGCAAGCAAACCGGCACGATCATCATCAGCGTCACGGACGCCCCGTTCTCGGTCGACAATCCCGAGCACGTCGCGATCGCGAATCGCATCGAGATCCGGCTCGTCGATCAAGACTTGCTCCCCGCCTACGTCGATATCTGAAGCTGAACCCGCCGGCGCGATTACCGCGCCGGCCGCACGCGTCCAAACAATCCGACTGGCTCCGCCGAGTCGCCCCAACTAAAAGTAATCCGCTCGCGGCGCTCGACGCCCTTTCCGCCACCGACCGTATACTGAATCGGCACGCTCTCGATATGAAAGCCGGCGAATACGCGCCGGATCGCACACGCTGAAGCGAAGTCGAAGCGGGCTCGAGCTGTACCGCTCACTCAGGACATGATTAGCGCGCTGGAGCAGCGCAGGCGAACCACTACTGACCTCGTATTCACGCGGGAGTACACGCGCGGAGACGGGCCACCCAAGCTGATTCGGCAGATCGACAAGCGGGACTTCGCGCGTGCGTGCCGGGCGACCGGAATGGTCGACTTCCACTGGCACGATCTGCGCCACACCTGGGCGAGCTGGCACGTGCAGCATGGCACGCCGCTGATGGTGCTGAAAGAGTTGGGCGGCTGGGAGACCATTGCGATGGTGCAGAAGTACGCGCCCCTCGCGCCAAGCCGTCTGGCGCAGCACGCAGGCACGGTCACATTTTGGGCGCAGTCGCTGGAGCAGAAAGAAAAAACGCCACTATCGGAAGCGGCACAAATCCTTGCTGCATAAGGATTTCAACTGGCCCGCCCTACACGATTCGAACGTGTGACCTACGGCTTAGAAGGCCGTTGCTGCTGGGCGGCAAACCCTTGTCTGGCTTGCCTTCTATCCAACTGAGATCGATCTAGTCACACTCCAGTCACACCGGCGACCTCTTTGGAGGCCGTATGGCGACCGTAAGCAAACGCGAAAGTGGATGGATGTGCCAAGTTCGCAAAAAGGGCTACCCTGCCACTTCAAAGAAGTTTGCGACCAAGAGCGAAGCCCTTGCATGGGGCCGCATGATCGAATCGGAGATGGACCGGGGATTATTCGCGAGCCGTGACGATGCGGAGCGAACGACCATCGCGGACCTGCTCGACCGGTACACCCGCGACATATCCCCGACCAAACGCAGCGGCGGGAGCGACATGGGACGCGCGGGGAAACTCAAGAAGCAACTGGGCGCGTACAAACTGACCGCCCTAACCGCACCCCATCTCGTCGCCTACCGAGATGCACGACTCAGAGAGGTGTCACCGCAAACCGTTGTCCATGAATTGAATCTCCTGAATCGCGTACTGACATTGGCAACACGTGAATGGGGCGTCGTCGTGCCCAGCGGCGTACCGAAGGTCGTCAAACCCCGGAAGCCACAAGGCCGCGACCGCAGACTGCACCCGGACGAGATACAGGCAATCATCGACGCAACGGAATCTCCCGACCTGAGGGACTTCATCCGGCTCGCCGTAGCGACTGGGATGCGCCGAGGTGAGTTGGCGTCGCTGCGTTGGGAGAACATCGACCTCGATCAACGCACCGCGCATCTACCTGCGACGAAAACAGATACGCCCCGCACCGTCCCACTCTCCAGCGTCGCCACAGCCGTTCTACAGGCCCGCAAGGACGCCGGGTACACCGTACCCTTTGCCGTCACTGCGAACGCCCTCACGCGGGCATTCTGCCGTGCTGTGCAGCGTGCAAGAAGGCTTTATGAATCGACGTGTACATTTCTGGAACGTCCCGTTACCTCGAACTGGCTCATCGGTATCAGATTGCACGACCTCCGCCACGAAGCCACAAGCCGCCTATTCGAAAAGGGCTTAAACCCGATGGAGGTCGCTAGCATCACGGGCCACAAGACGCTAAGCATGCTCCAACGCTACACCCATCTCCGCGCCGAAGATTTGGCGAAGAAACTGGGCTAGGAACGCTTCCGGAGCCGCTGCCTTTGTATCGGTGGTGGCTCCTGCGGACCTGGACCAAGGCCCAACTCCGATAACGGGTGAGTGGTCCAATTCTTTGCCGCCGCGATCCTTTCCTGAATCACACTTTTCGAGCGCGCGGGAACAATCAATGTTCCGTCTGCGTCGCGCGCTGACAACACCGGAAGAATATTTTCCCGCTGTGTGTAGCCCAGAAATTTACACACTCCTACGCACGTCGCCGGGACAAGCTTTGCTAACGAGCCCGAACGGTGCCGTTTACAGGACTCGAACCGGCACCACCACAATATCGCACTCCTTCACAACCGTACGGCGTCCCCTCAAACTACCTGCTCCTCAATCGACCGGGAGCAGTCATGCCGCGAGTACGAACGCATCATTTGCCGGAATCGCAGCACCAACCTCACGTGATCCGGGAAATAGTCCGACAAGGACCGGGAATCTCAGAGATTGACGCATTTCGGATCGCGTCGAAGGCCGTAGAGATTTACGCTACGCGCCACCCACGGCCGCCGCACGTAACCTACACCCAAGCTGCGGAGATGCTTGGTATTAGCCGCCCGACATTGAAGAAGCGAATGACGTTCTATCGGGTCAAGCTGAACAAGTTCGGCATGATCCCCACGACGGAGATAGACCGGATGCTCGCCGCGAACGACTGACGCGCTGGAACTTCGTACGCGTCACTGACCGACAATAAGCGGAAGGCCGACCCCGATCACCGTCACAGCCGCGCTAAGGCCAACCGAAACAGCCGTCCACAGAGCCGCACGTCGATTTAGCTCCGCACTCTCGCTGCTTGCTTCGAGAATCCCAGCAATCCAACCCGAATTGGAGGCCGAACCAGCGCCGGGAGGCTCAATCCCGCCACATTTTTCCCATATCGGCCTTACGTATAGCTTGCTCGACAGATACCAGAGACGCGCGGCGTAGACTCCTGTGAACGCAGCGAACAAGGTAAGCCAACCGACAATTACTAGTATCTTCATAACCGGCACCTTGCTGACTGAGGATTAGGTCCGCCGAGGAAGCTCAACCTCGACATTCGCCCAGACCGCTCCGGCGTAGTCGGGGTTCGCTGACAGTTCTTCCACGGTCGAACAGGTGAAGTGCGCCCCCTCTCCAAGCGCGAGCAAAGTCTCAACGTGACTTGCGATCGCAACCTTTGTGTTCTCGATGGCCTCGCCCATGGTCTCGCCCCATGAGTGCACACCAGGAATGTCCGGTACGGTCACGCCGAACACACTTCCGGCATCTTTATGTACTGCGATGGGAAACTCCATTCCTGTCCTCCCGATGTGCGGACGTATGATTAAGGCGTGACAAAGCCGCCCCATAGAAATAAGGGGCGACCGGAGGCTCGTCACGAACAAGCGCGACTTACCAGGAGCCTAAAGCCACACTGGCTCGCTAGATTTATTGACTACATGCCACACAGTGCTAGACTGAGGGCGTAGCTACACGCGTCACAGCGGCTACCTCAGCAAATGCAACCAAGCGAGCCACAGGTAGTGAACTGCGATGGACGTGTAAGCTATGGACGCCGGATCAAGAAAGGTCTTCATTGAAGTCTCAAAGCAGAGTTTAGACACGGCCGCGCATCTCCTGCCAGAGGTTCGCGGCCTCTTCATATGTAGCCCGAACTGCCTGGCTACTGAATTCATCCTAAACCCTTTCTTATTTTTTTTCATGAACTCTTCGTATGGAGTTCGCCATCCTCGACAACACCGCTTGGACGCGGTGTTCTGATGTTCTAAAATTGAACGCCCGCGCCATCGATGCAGCATCTCCGCGCGCCGTAGTCTCCGCCCCGCTTTGCCTGCCGCGCGCCCGCCGCTACAAGATCAGCGGCATTTCCCATGCGCGTTCAGTTGCGTCCGCTCCGACACTCATAGCTAGCCGTTACAAATTTTTCTCGCTGCCCCTTACGGAGATTCCCCTATGAGGCTCTACCGCGCCAGTTCATGCGCCTGCGTGACCTAGTCGATTACGCCGTACTACTCCCCCGTCGTGGTCTTGATCTCGCCCTGATCCCAGTTAAGTGAACTCGCAATAGTCGGCTTCAGGGTCGCGCACAAGCCGATTCACGTCAGCGTGTGGCAGATAGTCCTGCGCCTCTACGATTCGCTGTGCGGCGCGTTCCGGGTTGTCCGTCTCCAGAGTGCGGAGCAAAATCGGGGCATCTCGCTCGGCTAGGGCAACATGTGTAAGTCGAGACCTAAGCTGCCTCTCGATCAACGTTAGATCGAATCACAAGCCGCACACTGGCTGCAATGGGCCGATGCGCACATTGAATCTGCTTTACTCGGCGTCAACCTCAGAATCAAGACTTAACGGTGGCGCACGGTGAGGAAAAGTCCGCTTAACAACGCCTATCGCCCCGTCGCTAGTCATTATCCGTCCGGTGACATATTTCGCATTTCTCTTCGTTTTGCCTAACCGCAAGCGTCCCACCAGCCCCCCAAGCATTGATTCATCGCCGCCGATGACGTAGCGCTCTGCAGACAGGGCTAGCAACTCGTTGACTCGATCGACCTGCGCAGACTGTGCGGAGCCGGTTCCAATGCGACCTTGACTGCCACTGAAAACAATCAAACACCGTGGAGTCAATGGAAAGAGAACAATCGCATCGTCGGAACCGAATCCGACGGTGTCTCTATCAGATACACACTCAAGAACAACCGGCGAATCGCAGGTAATGTAGTGAGACTGAGGGTCCATCGGCGTGACCATCTGCATGTCCTTCCGCAGCAAGGCATTGATGACAGGCTTCCAGAGGCGCACGCATTGCATAAGTGCCGCTTGGTCATCGACCTCAATGCGGTATTTTCCTTCACGCACAAACCGCACAAGGCCCTCCGCCTCCTTTCTCAACTCTTCCTGACTACGATGCTCGCCTTTGCCGCGGTACATTCCCGCAAGTGCACCCATCGCACGCTCAACAGACGCGGTTATTGCATGCCCCACGGTATTCGCAAAACCCGCGTGGACTCGCTTCGCGTCCTCTAGCGCACTAGGTGTCCGCACCTCTGCGAATGCGATGAAACTGCGCAAATAGTCAATATCATCGCCCGTAAAACCCTTTGCCGTCTCTAGGCGGGGGATCGCGTCCGACAGCCCTGATTCAATCTGAGAAAGCATCTCCTCGATCTCGTAGCGACGCCGGCCTTGAGCATCTTCGAACGTGTAGATATGCCTTTCGACCGCCGTGTTCTCGATGGTCTGTCGCCGGAGCTCACCCGTATGTCTATCGAATACGGCCACCCCACCGTCGCTCGCAAATCCTTTCAGGTACATCCGGGGTAGATAGTGCTGCCGCTTCGGCCCTTGCAGCTTCGGGGCAGGAACTTCCATGAACTCCCCTTCATCGATAACCACATGATCGCTTAGCGCAATCGGGATACTCACCTGCCACTCAATTCTAGCCTTACCAAAGTGATCGCTTCCAGCCAAGTTGCACCATACGATCTGGCGTCGTCAGTTGGGGTGAGTCGCGGTTAGTACAAGCGACTAGACCTCACGTGATTCGGAGGCAACCTTGACGCTCGCGTTGAGGAGTCCCTGAAGCGCAATGACCTCCAAGACCATTCGGTGCACGTCCGCACCTCCGCAAGCACACCAAAAGAGTGTATTCTTTATCGAGTGAGCTAGAAAGCACGCCAACAATTCTTACAGAAAAATCGGGGATTAAATGACCAGCACACCACTCACGGATAAGCTAAGAAAAGCAAGGGAACAGTGGGAGGCCCAACTACCTGCGATACCGGAGCAAGTTCCCGGACAGAACGGCGCACCGGTTACGGCTACACCAAGATCAACCCCAAACGTTTACTTACTATCTCTTCTTCGGTTTGTAGTACTAGTGACCTGCCCCCTACAAACAGGGCCAGCCGGAGTCTAGTAAAGTTCGCTTTCGGAGAAGAAGACGAACATGAAGAAGCGCTTTACGGAACAGCAAATCATCGGGTTTCTGAAGGAAGCCGAGGCCGGTATGCCGGTCAAGGAACTGTGCAGGAAGCATGGGTTCAGTGACGCGTCGTTCTACACCTGGCGCGCGAAGTTCGGCGGCATGGAAGTCTCGGAAGCCCGCCGGCTCAAGGGCCTCGAGGTGGAGAATGCCCGACTGAAGAAACTGCTGGCCGAAGCAATGCTCGATATGGAAGCGCTGAAGGTTGTCGTCAAGGGAAAGCCCTGAGCCCGCAAGCCAAACGCGAAGCAGTGTTGGCGATTCGGGAGAAGGTCAACATCTCCGAGCTCCGCGCCTGCCGGCTTGTCGGGCTTTCTCGCAGCGTGCTGCATTACGACGCGAAGCCGGACCACGAGAATGAGGTGCTCGCGGCGCGTCTGGTGAAGTTGGCGCACGAACGTCGTCGATTCGGCTACCGCCGACTGCACGCCCTGGTGGAACGCGAAGGCACGCAGGCCAATCACAAGCGCATCTATCGCCTGTACCGTGAGGCAGGGCTGGCTGTGCGGCGCCGTCGCAAGCGCCACGGCGTCATGATTGAGCGCGAGCAACTGGCATTGCCGGGCGCACCCAACGAGGTGTGGTCAATCGATTTCGTGATGGATGCGCTTTCCAACGGCCGGCGCGTGAAGTGCCTGACCGTCATCGACGATTTCACGAAAGAGGCTGTCGACATCGTCGTCGACCATGGCATCTCAGGTTTGTATGTCGCTCGGGCATTGGACCGTGCAGCTCGCTTCCGTGGCTATCCCAAGGCGGTGCGAACAGACCAGGGACCCGAATTTACGAGCCGCGCGCTTGACCAGTGGGCGTATGCGAACGGCGTCACGCTGAAGTTGATTCAGGCGGGCAAGCCAACGCAGAATGCGTACATCGAATCGTTCAACGGCAAGTTCCGCGACGAATGCCTTAACGAGCACTGGTTCACGACGCTCGCGCACGCTCGGGCAGTCATCGCGGCATGGCGTCAGGACTACAACGAGCAAAGGCCGCACAGCGCACTGAACTACCTTGCGCCGTCAGAGTTTGCGGCGAAACATCGGGCAACCGCGGACGCTCCTGCCGCTTTCCAGGAGTTGGTTTAAAGGGACTTTGCTAGAAGCCCATTGGCCCTATCGAAGGGGGCAGGTCACTAGCTCCCGGCATCTGGCTTACGTGGTTTGCTGCACGACAATACGGACAATGTCAGCAGTTGGGTGAGGACTATGCCTTCAAATCTGCGGCGGCTCATGCCTTTGTCGGCTACAGAAATGAAATGAACGACGACAATGAGATGATAAAATTGCTCAGAGAATATGCAGCAAAGAATTTTGGGGCAAATCCGATACGCGTCCTCAGCAAGAATGAGGCCGCATCTCCTTTACATAACATTTTCGACCGCCTACTCGACAAGGTTAGCCCAGACAAGTTAATAGATATTCTCAAGGATTACATCGAAAAGTCTAAAAAATAAAAATCAATAGACCGTCACATCATGCCTGACAAAAACCAGTACCAGAGATTTCTTCGTGCAAAGATTAAAGGTGCAGTTGAAGAGGCGCGCGCAGCTAGCACACTCTCTCACCAAGGAGTGAAAGGAACCGTACTCGAGATATTAATATCCAAACTGTTTCGCCCTCTTCTTCCAAGCGATGTAGGCGTGGGGACTGGACAAATAATAGAGCAATACGGCGGCACGATGTCCAATCAAATGGACATCATCCTGTATGATCGCTCCATTCTCCCACCCGCCCTATATGATGATAGCGTGGGAATTTTCCCCATTGAAGCAGTCCTCTATGCTATCGAAGTTAAAACGACCCTCACGTCCTCCGACCTATCACGCGCTCATGATGCCGCAGCGCAACTTTACAAGTTCCGCTATCTCCCAGGCATACAGGATGTCGGCGGAAAGGATGTTCACCACTCAATCGAGCGAGTCCGAAGTGTAATATTTGCCCTTAATTCAGACCTCAGTGGAAATGATTTAAACGAAGCACAGAGATATGAAAAAATATATGCCCCGAAAAACGATATTCCTCACTTGCGAGCAATTTGCGTCGCCGGGAGAGAGTACTGGTACGATGACAACGAGCACTGGATTGGATGTCCGGTTGAAATGGAATTTGATGAAGTACTTGGCTTCATAGGTGGTGTCACCAACACGTACCGTAACGTCGCAAGAAGTCGCCATTATCCTGGGCTCGGTAATTATATCGTCCCTTTCGGCGAGACTTTACAAGGCCCACAAACAGGAAAAATCATTAGAGTCAACTTGAAATGTGAAAACTGCGAAAAAAAGACCTCATCCAAACCATACTCTCCAGATATCCAGAATTTAACCGTCAACGGACAACTACGGTATAAAAATTCCTGCCCCGATTGCAGTGGCACTATGGTGAGTGCCGTTGGCCATTACGAGTTCAAAAAAGGGATACTCCAAGTGGCCTGGGAATACCCTACAATCGAATCCGAAAATTAACAGGCTCAACTCGTCCGAAATATTTACTGCCACGACATCGAAAATTTGAAAATCTGGGCCGTGCCAACCAACTTTTTGGAGGAGTTTTCTAGGCCCAACATGGGTTTCCGGGCGATTGCTTATAGTAAGTACAATCTGCTATTGCGATTCACACGACGCCTCCCACCCTGTTCGCCCTTGGAACACACCCGGCCACGCATAGAATACGGCGGCCTCCTCCAGTACCTCCCGCGGCGTGAGCTTGCCGTGTTTCTGAAACAAGCTGCCGAGCGCCTGCTCCTGGGCTATCACTCCGGCCGCCGCAATCTCCCCAACCAGATCGATATGCCGGTTCATGGCACGCGGCATCCGGGCCACTCGCCCTTTCCGGTTGATAAAGGCTCTGAGCAAGTCCTCCAGGGGTTGAACGAAGGAACCACGGCAGTTCCTCATCTTCAGCAGAAACACGCATAGCTCCCGCGCCCTCTTACCGAGTTGCGAATTCAACACCACAAGTTGCTCGATCAACCTCAGACTTTGATTCGATGGCACGTGGTGACGGCGGATGAACATGTCGCGCTTATTGATGATCTCGCCGGTCTCGAGATCAACATATGACTTGACCGACAACCTCGTTACCGGGCGGTTGCTCTTTTTCCATCCGGCAGCCCTGAGCGACAGAGCAGGAACACGTACGGCGGTGACTTCCGGCCACCACGGGACGAACCGAGTAACTTGGTCGCCGTCTCGGTCCCGATCAGCATACTTACTCGTCAATCTGTGTGCCCACTGCTCACTCAAGCCCAACCTTCCGGCAATCCGTCCACGCCAACCCGCCTCCGCACCTTGTATCCTTGGTCTGCATTGGTCTTGTCGTCATGACATTCCTTGCAGAGCAATTGCAGATTCTCATCCGCATTCGAACCGCCTTGAGCAAGGGGCTTGATGTGATCCACAACCCCGGCCCGTACAGCGACTCCACAGGCCCGACAGCAGTACCCAGCTCGCTTACGGATTCGCTTTCGGATCACATCCCATGCTCCTCCGGAGAGGTCATCAATCCGGACTGCGTCTCCGGCCGCAGCAACACGGGCCTTCTGCTTGGTCGTCAGAGGTCGGTTACTGATTGGCGTACAGAACGGGCACTTCCATTGCAGCCCCGTAGGTTTCCATTCCGGGTGCTTCGAGCAATCACTCAATAGAACATCTCCTTTGATTAGAAGCCCGTAGACGGGCTGATTGATTCAGGCATGCCCTCGCCCTCGCAGTCTCGCAACAGGCCCGCAGTGAAGCCGAAACGGCCGCTTACGGTATCCGGAGCAGAGCCACTGAGGTAGCCAGGGACGGGGGGATAGGAAAAATGCAGAGGTCAAAAGCCGCAGCGCCGACCGGTCAGTGTCGAAATATCGCTAACTGCAAAAATTTCCGCCGATAACTCCTTAGCTCTCGGGGATCGGCCTGGATTCGCTCTGAAACGCCGCCCCGTAGATACCCTCGGCTACAATGCCGCTGTCGCCTCAATGGAGAGCAAGCGATGAGTGACGCAAACACCGCATTGATAGCGCTTGTAGGTGTGCTCGCTGGCGGCTACATCAATAATTTCCTCGGGGACGACTATAGGCGGTTCCGCGAGGGGCAAGCGCTCGCGGGCGCACTCGCCGGCGAATTGAAATCGCACGGAACCGCTGTCCCAGAATTAAAGCGCCAGTTGACGAGCATGCTTTCGCACGCCCCGTCGCTTGATTTCACTGAAACCGAGTTCACCCCGCCCAATAGCCCCATATTCGATTCGAGCGTGTCGAAACTTGGGCTCCTTGGTCCGGCTCTTGCGGAGGACGTTGCCTACGTCTATGAACAAATTCGCGCCTTCCGCATCACGTTCAGCCGCGTTACCAAGATTGCAGGCAAGGCCGATCACGATCAGATCGCACACATGCTCAATTACTGCCTTACTTGCATCACACATGCGGATGAAAGAGGACAGCATCTCGTTGTAAATCTCCAGAGATTCGCGGGCGGTGGATACTGGCGCACTCGCCCTTGGCTCAGTTGGATTAGAACGCTTGGCTAGGTGTGTTGTGCGCGCGCGTACACGCATGAGGCTATAACCGGCTGGGTTGACCTGTAGTTACATGCCCCTGCCCTCGCGGATCGCATCGGCCCCAGGTGCAAACGGAGAGGCAATTCCGAACGCCTTCGTAATCCAGAGTCCCCGCTTATTTCGAAGCATTCCGGCCTCCCGCATCTCATCGACAGTGAGGCAACGTCGTTGCGCCGATAGGTATCGACCATCCGGCCCGACCCGCCCGTATTCACCGGCACGATGCATGTCGAAGGCTCGCGAGGAGCGGAACCGCTCCCCACACGTCGGACAGATATTGTTATCGTTGGACTGCCGCACGTCGCGCCTCATACTGGTCCTGCATGGCGCGAGCCTTCGCCAACCATTGGCGGCTCGATGCAAGCGCGGCTGCCTCGTCCTTCGGCCTACGTCGCCTCAGACTCGCAAGACGCTTGTACTCCTGTAACGCGTCCTGCCCTTCACGGACGGCCATCTGAGCTACGCCGAGTGAATGACTGAGTTCACCGCGGGCACATGCGACGCCGCGTAAAATCCGATCATCCATAGCTTGCGGTGTCTTGGCGTGCACCGTATTCCGCCCGTACAGGCGCTCCAGCAACGCTGTGCGTACTGCTTCGGTATTCATTGGGACGCGCTTGCCGCAATAGAACATGTCGACCTGCACACCAACGCGGCGGGCCGCCTCCAGCAACTGACGACGGCTCACGCCGAAACCTCATCCGACATGATGACCATCTCCGCCAGTGCGTCGGCAGGCAGGCCCAGGCACTTCGCGAGTTCTCGCAATCTTCGTTCCGTAGGCGCGAACACCCCAACTCGATACTCCCTGTTGCGGGGCGTACCCAAGTCAAGCCTAGGCCGGTATGACGACGCGAACTCGAACGAGTCGCGCATCTTGTCCGCCTTCTCTCGAAAGTACCGCGATGCGCCCATACCTGCGCTACGCGCCTCCGCATGCAATCGCGCGAGTGCCGCCGAGCTAACCATAAACGTACTGTCTCGACGGTTCATGTGTGACTGATAAGGCGCTCCCATTACCACGTAGGCCCAGTTGCACCGAGATTCACAGCCAGTTTCGTCCACCCACCCTCAGACTTGTTGTAAACAGCGCCGTCTTTAGTATCCAGTGCAATGCTTCCGACCACACCTACCTCAGCATCGGGAGCGCTACCCTTGTACTGATTGACGATGACGCCGGCATCGAGCGCGCGCGTAATTGCAGCGATTGAAATTGACATAGTTATCCTAATTCAAATTTTATTGTGCGGGCGGCATCTCACCGCCCTACTCGCTTTCTTCTTCGTAGAGTGTCCGTGTTAGACCCCAACCTCAATAGCAGCACCGTCAACGAAATCCCAGTCTGCGTACTGGCCCGCCTGGAGGGCTACTTGATTGGTCTGAAACATGTTGACCGGGACCGAGGGGGACGCACCTCCATGCAATGTGTATACGTCAGCATGACGAAGTGCGAGAATCTCCACGTCTCCGATATGAGCCAGCACCCGACTACCATCCACAATTAGAAGTTTGCCCAGAGGAACGGCGCATGATGCGATTGCGGGCAGCCCCTTGTAGATGCCCCCGGTCGCGGTAATCTGAGTTTCGGTCGGGCTGCGCAAAGCGACTGCTGTACGTGGATTGACAATCACACTTGCCATGGTCAGGTCGCCTGTAAACACTTCAAGGCCTGCCTCAAAATTTGCGGCTTTTACTGCAACCGTCCCAAGGCCAGCAGGGGAAACCTCGCCCCGTGTTTGGCTTCCAATGAATGCGTTATCCAACCCTCGACTCAGGGCACGTTGGAGAATCGCACTAATAGTTACCTCAGCCGCTTCATCGGTAGCACGGGCGAGTTCTTCCGAGATCACTTCTGTGACGCCGATCTTCCGCTTGTCGGCCATATGCACCCCGAACGTGCCTTGTGCAGTCGGACAAGGCACGCCGGGGCCGAAGAACGCAGCGGCTGTTGGCTCATTTTCCACATTGACGCGCGTCATCGCCGGTACACGAATCACCCCCCGAAGCTGCCCGAGGATCGAATGACTAAACACAGCTTGGACGAACTGCTGGCGACTCAAAGTACCTGAGGTCAATGCACCGCTTCCGTCTACGCCGGCCGTCATGGGGCTAGCAATCGCCTTGATGTACTCCACCGTTTTCGAACCCGCCCCCCACCGCATCGACGCGTAGCCCTCTGCCCCGCCCTCCATCGTCACGGCCTTCGCGATAGCGCCGCGAATGAAAATGTGGTTAGTGTTGTTCGTCTTCTGCATATCGTTTTCCTCTTTCGTGTTGATGGTTTCTTGCTCTTTACGTGCTGCTTCGGCGGCCTTCTGCTCAGCTTCGCGTCGCGCCAACCCCGCCGTGTACATCGCAGCAAGTTCAGGCGGAAGGATGGATAGGTCGAGGGTCGACCGCGCGCTGTCAGGCACTTCCGGAAGTGCCTTGAACCCCGTAATCTTTGCTTCCGGATTAGCGGGAATCGCGGTAAGCGACAACTCATGGACTTCCGCTTTTGTGAACCGGGTCCCACCATTCGGGAGCGGGCTGGTTGCCCTGGCGATGAACCCAATAGAGACGCCCCTGATAAGGCGCGTCTTGACGCTATGCCACGCTTCGTCGGTGCGCTGCTTCACAACGCCTTCTTCGTCCACCTTCGCAATCTTTGCCTTGAAGGGAAGTCCCTTAGCGGTAGGCGTGCCGAATTGCACCGTGCCTACAGGCTGGTCGGACTTGTGATTAAGTAGGAGGGGCGTTTCTTTCTGGAACGTGAGGCCCAGAGGCTCTACCACGTCATTTACCCTGTCAGGCGTCGGAGTTGAGGCGATACCCTCTATCTCTCGCCGATCTTCTTGAACAGATTTAATCTCGATTGACGAGAACGATTTTTGCAACGCAGTCCTTATTGTTAGTGGTTGATTCCTGTAAGATCAAGAACGAACCCGCCCCCGGCTTCAACGGGTTCGCGGCACTGGTCAGTTACAGCAGGCCGTACCTCATCTTGTATGCATATCCGCCCTGCTCCGCCATCCGCTTGTGTAGCTGAACATCCACGATCGACTGGAATTGCGTAACCAGGGACGCCACGTCAGCCTCAGTTAATCCGCCGTGCCCTCCGTTCAGATTGACGGTAAAGTGAGGCCTATCACCGCCACCCGACATAGGGGCCGGAGATGGTGCAAGAGAACTTGCAATGCCTCCGGTCGCAAAGTGCGCCATGTGGCCCGAGTTGATGGACTCAAGCAGGCTGCGGTATTTCCTCGTAGACGCTGCATTGATGACGAATTCCCCGTTCGAAAGCATCGCGGGAATGCTGTCACTGGTCGTTGTGCCTGGGCCGGCGATGGGGCCGCCGCCTGCGCGGTGCAGCACCGGGCCGCCCTCGCTAAAGAATGAGCCGAACGAACTGCTGATGCTCTGGATCGCGAACACTTCGGCTTGGCGCAACGCGATTTTCGCAAGGTCGCCCAGAATGCTCGCCGTGAACTTCTTGAAATTTCCCTCGCCGCTCGTAATGAATTGCTCCAAAGCGCTCTGCGAATCCTGCCACGCAGTTACAAGGGCAGTCCGGGCAAGCTCCGCGTTAGTCATGGCGTCACCGCCGAGAGACAATAGACCGTCTTTCATCTGAGCCGCGAAGCTATTACGCCGCGCCTCCTCACGGACAAAGAATCGTTCCATTCCTGCGCTACGCTCCGCGAGATACGCCTGTTCCGCTCGGAGTTTTTCCGCGTATTGCTTCATATCCGAGGTAGGATCGAGCGCGTATTGTTCGACCAACTGCCGAACGCGCTGCTGATACTGCTGTTGCAACGCGTACCGTGCGTCGAATTCGGCCTTGGCCCGTGCGGTCATGTTGCGGGTTGTGTCCTGATATTGGTACGCATCCTCCTGCTGCGTATTCATCTGGCCCAGGCCCATGACGTACCGGCGCACATCGATGTCACGTCGCTGCGACAGACCCGTCAACGTATCTTGCAGACTCGTATCCAAGCCCTTCTGCTGAAGCTGGAGTTTTTCAACTGCCGCCGCAGCTTCCGTGTAGGCCCTCTTGTCTGACGAAGATCGAAGTACATCGGCGCGTCTGCTCGCAAGTGCAATTTGGTCGTTCAGAGCGGATTTTTGCAGGTCGGTAAGCCTGCGGTAATACGTCTCGGCGTCAATCACGCCTAGCTGGCGCTGCGCCTGTAACTGCTTCTCCGCCTGCTGCTCAATCAATTGCCGAATTGCCATTCCCGTCTGAGTCTCGGCGTTCATCTCCGCGATGGCGGAACCGCTACCGTGTTTCCGAGTCGGGGTGATGTGTTCAGTATCGAAGGCGATCATCTGCTTTCGCTGGGCTTCAAGCTGCGCCCGCACGGAATCGGTCATCTTCCCCTGCTTCGTCAGCAACGCAATACGCGTGTCAATGACCGCGTTATCGTGCTTTACGGCATCGCTAAGGTGTTGCTGCGCTGACTTCGTGCGCTCGTACTCGGCCGTCACCGTCCGGAGCGAATCGGCCAATGCGGCCTTATCTGCGGCTTCTCTAGCGGCGGCCTCTTGACTGGCCTTGTTCGCATCAACGATCTTCTGTTGAGCGGCAATCAGCGGGCCGTAATCCGTGTAGTCCCCCGGCATACGCCCGCCAAGTTGGGCGGCTTGCTTCGACTTGAGGTCGTTGAGGATGTCGAGATCAGTGGACTTACCAGCAAGCGCGCGCGAATAGCGTTGCATTGAGGCTGTAACGTTATCCCAGAATCCTGCCTGATGCTCCGTGCTGGCCTTGGTTTCGCGCTCGATATCGGCCAACTGCTGCTGGATGAGAATCTTGAACGCTTCATGCTTTTGGCCCGTCTTTTCAAGAGACTCGATAAGCGCCATGTTGGCGTCTGACATCGAGTGGTGCGTGCGTTGGTACTCCTCCGCCGCGCGCTTAACCTCGTCCTGCTGCTTCAAGAGCGATTCCACGGTCTTATCGAATGCCTCTCCCGAGGACTTCGACATCGCCAACGCCACGGCCCCAACCTGCGGGAAAATATCAGCAGTTACGCGACCCGTCGCCACCAGTTGATTAAGCCCGTTCGTCGCCGCGCTGATACCGACACCGAACCGCTTGGACAAGTCCTCCGCAAGCCCCTGGATGGATTCCCGTGTCTGTTGCGCGTAGCCGCCCGTGGAGTTCATCGCGTCGTTAAACGCCCTGTACTGTGCGTTGGCGTTGGAAATGCCCTTGTAAAACGCGTAAGCTGCCGTACCGGCCGCCGCGAGCCCCAAAGCCAATGGGTGCGTGGCGTACTTCATAGCGTCGACCTGCTCCGCCATCACCATCATGGAACCGGCGAAGTTCTTCCAACTGCCTGTTGCGGCTTCGTGAGCGAGGACCATCATTTCGCGCCGTGCACCAACACTGTTCAAGTTGAGTTCGTGCGTTTTCTTCGATGCATCCGCAATAGCCGCTGCCTGCGCTGCAAATGCCTGAGTAACGCCTCGCGCGGCGGCTTGTTGGTTGAGCATTTCCAGGCGCGTCTTGCCTGCTGTGGCCTGGAGTCGGTCGTACTGGTCTACGAGCTTCTTTGCCTCGCGTGCGGTGAGGTTGTAGCCGTTGCTGGCGGCTTCTCTCATTGCCTGCGTAACGGCTTCCTGCCTGCGGAATACTTCGATCTGCGATGTGTTAAGCTGGGCGTTTGCTGCCCGGATTTGATTTACACCGGCCTGTACGCCAGACGCATCGACCGAGTACCGAACAGTAGTATTGTTGTTACTGATGCTCACTTACCTCCTTTCTTGTTGAGTGCCGCATGGATTACCTCTGTAGACCGATCCGCCGCCCGCTGTTTCATAGCTTCAAAGGCCGGCCGGATAAACGGCTTCGCCGGCATCTTTGACGTTCCGTTTTCGAGCCAACCCGCAAGCGCACGGCGAGATACCTTTTTCTTACTCGGACCTTTGGGCTTGGTATCGCCCACAAATGTCGCAATGTACGTAGCGATGAGACCCGCGACGCTATCCTCTTGATCGTAGGCGACAGTGAGGCCCGCCGCCAAATCTCCGGATTCTCTCGGGACGCGTACAGCAATCTCATTTTTTATCACCGTGACTCCCGCTGCCGCAGCCTGCCGTAACGTCGATTCCGAAAAGGTGTGATCGAGCGCGGCAATTTCGTTAGCCAGCGCGTCCGGGTTGTCTACGGAGTACGATTTTCCGCGTGTCAATTTCTGTTCAGTTCTCCTTTGTTAGATGAGACCCGTCCCGTCGATAACGAGAAAGTGCAAGTGATATACCTCGTTGAAGCCGCTCCAGTTTGGCGGCGTTCCGGCCCAATCGCGCTGATACCATGTCACGTTGTCTCCGCGTGTTCGAAATAGCGTGAGGCTTGGTCGGTATGTGCCGTCCCCTGAAATGAGGCTGTGGCACGGGAACGGACAGGAAACCAACACAGGCCGGCCATAGGATCGGGACTCTTGTGGCGGATGCGGGTAGCCGGTCGTCTCCCAACCGTACCCAGGCTTGTACTGGATATGAAGAACATCCAACACTCGATAGAACGGCCGTGACGAATCAGCAACCAATGCGCCAGTCTCGGAAAACACCTGCAATCCGAAATTGCCACCAACTGGCGGAGTCGAATCGAACACGAAGAATCGAACCGTCGCCTGCTGCCATGTGACGATACGTACCGTGTGGAAGTTGCCGGATGCTTGATGATCCCAAATAACAGCCCCAACACCGCCGTCTGTCGAGAAGGCATACAGCGGGGTATTTGCCGCGAACGAGAACGTAGCTATCCAGAACGTACCGTCGAACCATCGGCCAACGTCGTTATAGGCAACGCGCAGACTCGTACTCTGGGACACTGCGGCGAGCGACTGGATACATTGAAAATTTGGCGTCCGTCCGTCGATCTGGTACAGCCCGCCATCAGTGAACGCTTGGAATCCTACGGACAATCAATACACTCCATACACTAACAAACCGGGCATGGGTCTATAGAAATTTCCGTCGTGGTACGAATAGCGCCAACGGATACCGGTAACGTCAACATCAACGATAGGTACCGGGGAATTCTGGGATACATGCTGGAATAACCAGTCCGGAGTGAACGCCCAAAAAGGTGTACCCCCCGAGAGATCAGCCGCGACGGAACCGGATTCTCCCGCAATCCATTGCGCATTCTTCGTTCCCGGTGGATGAATTCGGACGACACCGCTAACTCTCCCTGCGCGCGTAGTCGCATCCAGAGAAATACGCCCTTGGTCATCCCAGATTTGCAGCCCGACAGTCAATGTGCTTGCTCTCGGATGTACGTTTCCAAAGCTGTTTTGACAACAGCAGCAACCGCGCAATCCTTCTCCGCTGCAAGCTGCCTAAGTTGCCGGTGGAACTCCGGCGTAATTCGGGCGCTGATAACCCGACTGTCCGCGTAGGGAATTTCCGGGACGCGATGTACGTTATACATAGTTGTACTAACTCCTTTTTGTAGACAACAAGGAACATGACCAAGCGGCCATGCGGTTACGGTTCGCCTTGCACGTACCTGGGGCATCATCGGGCATGCCTACCGATCGGGTGAGGGTCGTCCTCTCCTATGCTCAGGGGTATTTTATATTGTGAAATATGAAGGGCTGGACCTCATGGCACCTTCTAAGCTAGGCCCTGTTTTATATTGCGAAATACAGGAGGACTCTCCTTACCCCACGGGTATTTCGTATCGTGGGATTGGCTGTCTAGGCGAGATAGCTCTCCTTAGCTGTGTGGTGTTTTACATCGTGGGAAGCAAGAACAATAGCTCACAACGCTCCGCCACATCTTCACATCGCGTAAAGGGCGGCATCCAAGCGGCTGTATTCCTCCTCTGCCTCATCGAGCAATCGAGCCAACGTAAGTATGCGATGGCGCAATGACGCCAGATTCACCGTATCGATAGCGACCGGATCATGGGCTGCGGCCGCGTTGCTGCGCAGATGGTCAAGACCATTCTTGAGCCAACGCGCCGCGTTTTCCTCATTCAGCGTTGCGTGATTCTCGTCCTTGCCGGTGTTCGAAAACGCCACCGTTGCAAGCGCAAGGCGGGTGTGTGCTGCTACAGCTTGAATTTGCATGGATGGATTCTCCGTTGTTGGTTAATGGAGCAGGCTCGCCGGAGCCTGCTCTACGAACTCAAATGGCTCCGTCACTTTCGTGGCTGCAACCGACCTTGCCACCTCGGCCCTACTTCAGCCGTGCGGACTATCGTTGCCACGTCTCGACCCTGACTAGGGGCCGGTAGGACTCACCTACGCACCAAGTTGTTAAAGAGCATTCCCCTCCGCACGTAACGCGTACGGTGTCGCGAGTAAACGTGTTTCGTATCACAACAAATAGAATCATATCCGTGTTTTGTATCACAGAAATATGATTCTATCTATTGAAATTTGATATCCAATAGTCATGCCTCCGTCGATATCTGCTAGACTTCGCATATCAGTGATACGAGACACGAAAAATGGCTACGAGAGGTCGACCAAAGGGAGTTGAAACGCGGGTCTTGCACGTCCGCATCCCGGTCACGTTGCATGAGCAACTGGATAACCTCCAGTTCGCTACCCAAAAGACCACGTCGGATGTCGTGCGGGAACTGCTTGATCGCTATGTCTTAGCTCACAGCGCGTTACTTGATGAGATTGCCAAGGCGCGTGCCGACGCGTCCCGCCGTTGGAGCGCAGTAGAGATAGAGGCGCAGGAACGGGGCCAACTAGAGAACGACGAGGAGGCCGCGAAGCCAGAGAACCGCCACGACGACAAAGAGGGCCGGGAGAGCGACTAA